CTATTAACTGCATTAAAAAAAACCCGTGCGTTAAATCGTGGTTACTTGGATTGTAGACAACCTCAACTTCAGCAAAAGTTAGTAATTGTTCTAATAAATCAATATAAAGATTCTTCGCCATTATAAAGTTTTCAAACCAAAAGCCGTCGGTATCTTGTGGCGTTCCGTTTGTCGTTGTTCGTTTCGTGTTGTCGGTGTGTAAAATGTCGTTCCCAGCAACAAATAAAACTTTGTCAATCTTAAACCCTTGCGATTTGTTTATAATACCTTGTAATCCGTCCTTTGCTCGTTTGACTGCTATTTGTGAATTGTAATCTTCGCCAACTTCAAAAGCACTTGCTAATTTTCCAATATGCAAATCGGCAATATCTATAACTAATAAATGAGAATCGTTCGTTTTTTCAAACTTTATTTTTTCGTATTTTGGAGCGTGGTTTTTTACCGCTTCAATACATTCACTTTTGATTATTTTAAACCCTTGTTCGTCTTCGGTTTTAAAGTTTGGGTTTTTAAAGAATAAACTTGCGTTGTCGTTTTTAAGCCATCCGTGTTTTACGTCTTCGTCGTTAATACCAATTTCGTCGGACGCTTTTTTTATCGCTCGGTATTTGTGTAAAATTTCCGCTTCGTCTGGTTGTAAACGGGGTCTATATTTGCTTATCAAATTATACGTCTAAATTTATCAATCAATCGTAAAATAAAAAATGTTACGAACCCCGCTAAAAAACCCCAAAAGAATAAACTCCAATTTGTTCGTCTTTTCGTTTGTTGAACTTCTTTGCGCTTTTCTTTTGAATCTTTATAAATATATTTATATTTTAAGACATCTTGTTTTACCAATTGCGTTTTGTATTTATATTCAATTTTAGTTTGCCATTTGGTTTTTGGAAGATATACATTTCTAAAAAACACCACCGAATCACGGAATCTAATAATTTTTTCGTATCGAATCGTATCATTTATATAGTAAGCAACCGAATCAATAGTTGCTATTCTTATTGTGTCGCTATCTTGTACCAATTTTAAGCCGTGTTTAAGCGCCTTTTTATAGTGGTATTGTGCTTTTCTTTCACTTGAGCAACTAAACAACGTTAGAACGCTTAAAAAGACGATTAGCCTTTTCATAACTCTATTAATGTATAGGTGAATTTATTTCCGAATATCGCTTTAGCCTTGTTTATTATTTTCATAAACTCAACAAAATTTGCGTTGTATCTGAAAACTTGACAACCTTCGGAAAAGTAATCGACATTCGACGGGTCTTTGTAAATGCTTGAGCGATGTATATTAATTCCAAACATTCCAGAATCAATTACTTTTTCGTCGTGGATTTTATCTTTGTTGTTGTCTCTATAAACCGAAACATTTCCCAACCTTTGGCAAAGCGCTTCATATTTTCCGTTATGTAAACTTACTGCGTAAACCCCCCGATATTGATTTGGAACTAAACGAGCAACGCCCTTTGAACTTCTTAAAATTTCCGTTGGTTTTTTACCTGCGTCGGTTGTTATCGTCCATTCGTGAAATTGCCAAACTCCGTTAATTTTATAACTCAAAGTTAAAGTATCGTCGAATTCGTTAGTTACTTTTTTACCGCTTTTTAAATTTCGAACGCCAACAATATTAACGTCGTAATCTTTTGCGCTATCGAACCAAACGTAACCTTTGCTTTTTACCGCTTTTTCTATTTGTTCCCTTGTGTACATAATTAGATTTTAGAATAAATCATTGCTTTTATTTTTTCCCTTTGTAGAAAATTTAAATACTTAAAAAATCTTCTTATCATTTTATTTCGTTTATTTCTCCTTTAATTTCTTTGGCTCTTGAAAAAAGAAGCTTCATAGAATCCCACACGGAAATTCCCCGAATTTGAAAATAGTTCTCATTAATGGAAATGCACTCTATACTTACTAACACTAACGAAAGTATCTTAGTCAACATTAAAGGAACGGAAAAGAACGTTAAAATAATATCGTTTAGAATAAAATAATCTATTAAGTAAAATCCAATTACTGCAATTTCGTATAAAAATAACTTTGAAACAATAGCCGAAAGTTTTCGGGACGTAATCGGAATTCCCAATTTCTTTGACTTCCAAATTCCCGTTAAAGTGTCTAATAAAATCGCAAAACCAATTAAGAATAGTATTCCAGAAATAGGCAAAAAGAACGCTCCAATAATTGCCAATAATTTTGGCGTTGCTATCCGAATATTGGTAAGTAAAATAAATAATTGTATTTTCATTTTTTCAAGTAATATTGTTGAACTAATTCGTGCGTCAAAAAAACGAATAAAGCAACCCCGCCAAATTTTAAAAACAAAGCGTCTTCGCAAAACATCGCAAGGGAACACAAATAAGCAAACGCAAAAAACAATAAAGACAAGGCTCGTAAATGTTCCATAGTTATTTTTTTTCTTTGTTTAGTTTCGTTAAGTAAACGAGCAACTTTTTAATATTTGTTTCTTTTGGTTTGTGCTTCTTTTTCATATATACCAACCCGTAAAATTGTTTTGTGTGCTTGGGAACATATCCGCATTACTATTCGTACTATATTCTGGAAACAAAGAATTGTTAAAATTGATATAAGTAATAAAACGTTCCGTGTAATTTTGCGCAATCATTCGTTCTTTTTCAACTAAGAAATCCACTTCGTTTTTATCTACGCTTGTTGCGTTTTCGCTTGTATGTTTAAACACCCCTTTATTCGCAATTGTGTAAGCCGAAAAAGGCAAATATTCGACCATTGCGTAGTGGATTAGCATTGGCTTAATATATGAATTAAGTAAAAATAAATAAGGGTTCGCAAGTGTGTTGTTTATTATATCCGTCTTTATTTTTTCAAGTAAGTTCGTCCCCAAGTAATTTTGAATGTGTATATCTTGAGCGACTTTAATCCATTGAATAAAAGAATCCGTGTCAATATTTCCGTTAAGTGCGGTAAATTTTACGATGTCGTTTCGTGAAATTAGTAAAGCTTCTGCCATTATTTAAATCTTTTGTTTGTTGGTAAAAAACCTCGTGTTGGTGTGTCTATTGGTCTTGTTGCAACTAAACTTGGGTTTTTAATTACGTACCCAAACTTTTCGGCTTTTGCTCCCGCTATCCTTTTTGCTTTTGGCGAATTAACATCTATTCCAGAACCCGAAAAATTAACGTAAACTTGTTTGTTCCAACGATGGTAACAATTAGCCCCGCCTTTATGCAACCAAATAGAATAAGTATTTGTACCTCGTGGTCCTAAACCTTCGTTTACAACTTGTGAACCCATTCTAATAATGTCTTCTTTTCTGTATATTTTATTTGCTTGTAACATTTTTCTGCAAAATTCCCGCCCGTTTGCTTTTTGTTCACCCGCATAAACATAACGTGTAATAAATTGGAATCCGTCAATATTTTCGTCTTGTTCACTATTTGAGTTTGGGAACGCCGAACCCGTAGAAACTAAATTAACAACTTTGCTTAAAAAACTTTGTTTAATTTCTTTGCTTAGTAATTGGTTTTCGTCGTCGTCGTTATCGTAATCAACTGCGTTTTCGTCTATTAATAACCATTCGGGGTTTACGTCTTCGCCTAAGTCAATCAAGGCTTGTGCTAAAGCATCGTCTTTTGGGTCTGCGCTTAATTCCGTTCCCGTTTCTTCGGCTATTTGTTCTTCGGTTTGTGCGTTTTCTAAATCCGTAAATTCTAAAGGTTGTAAAGTTTTAAAGAATAGTTTTAAATGTATTCCGTTAAAATGTAAAATCGTGTCAAAAGCGTCTAATAGTTCTTCTTGAAAAGGTCGTATAACCATATTATCAAATAAGATTGCACTATTTTTTAATTCGTCTGCGTTTGAACTAAACCCGTTTGTTGATGCAACTCCAAATAATAACGGACTTGTAACGTTGTGTCCAAGCATTATTTTACGCAAACATTCTTCGCTTAAATAAGTGTAATGTTCTGGAGCGTCGTTTAGTGGTATATCCTCAACCGTTGTTTTTGATTCTGCGTTGTCGTTAAAAGCAACAATTACTTTTTGTCCACGTGAACCCGTTAATTTATTAAGAACCTTTTGGCTTATAATACTTTGTTGTTCTTCGCTTGGAACGCCGTTATTGAAGTTAACTACCTTAGTTCCCGAAAATCCGTTTTGAACTTCGTTTATTAAGTAATCGCCTATTTCTTGTTCAAGCAAAGCGTAAGGTACTGCGCCTTGATAGTCTGGGTAAGCGTAATATTTCATTCCAACCGAATAAGGCTTAGAATAAAGTATTTCTATATTGTCGTTTGAGAATCCAAAAGCCGAATATCTAAGCGGTGGGAATTGTCTTGTGTCGTTCCAATTGTCTGAATAATAG